CGTGCTTGAACTTCAGGGCTTCCGTATTCGCCTCGATGAACGCCTCAATCTGTTCCCTCGCCTCAAAGACGCGCGCCCACTGCTCACGATACAGCGTAACCGGAAACCGCTGAAGGCCAATCACACTCATCGCCCCCTTCTCGCTCACCTTCAGCGTCAGCCTGCCACTCTGCGCCTTGCGCAACTTGGCAAGCTGTTCCTCCAAATACGCAATTCGCTCTGCATCGCTCATTGTGTGCACTGTCATGGTCCTAGCGCCTCCTTAGCGCTGTTTAGGGCTACGCATAGCCCGACCCATAGCTTCGCCCAACGCCCACCATGGGCGCTGTGTACGATGCCGGCGGAAGTCCTTGCCTTAGCCATCAGCTGCTGCCCAACCCCACGTTGTGTGGGCGCTGGACAGGGGCGTGGGCCGCCTGACATGTGAGCAGGCTGCGCTCCAATTGTGGCATTTCTTTGTCGAAACAAAGGTCATTTCGTGACATTTTCATGGCGCGATTGTGGCGCTGGAACTCGTGTTCTGCTTCTGTTCGCGCGATCGGCCACCCCCACCCCCAAAATTCGTCGCTCGCCGCCGCCGAATACCCCCGCGCAAATTTTGCATGAAAACCATACAGCCATATCTACCCTCCCCCACGCCCACTGGAAGGCGAATTTTTCGCTTGACTTTCCGGCGGAAGTGTGTCATACTGGTGGTCAAGATGGAGAAGTTTGTGCATTTTCGGGAGGTCCTTACGCCCTCCGGCGTCTACTGCCTTTTGTACGATGGGGAGGTGGTGTATGTGGGGAAGAGCAAGAATATCTTCCACAGGCTGAGTTCGCACTACACCAATCTCGTGAGGGTGAGGAAAGGGAAGCCTCCGTATCACAACAAGGCGGCGAGCGAGGTGGTCGTGTTTGATGATGTGTGGGTGAAGTATTGCGCGCGCGACGCGCTGGATGCGGAGGAGGCGAAATTGATCCAGCAGCACCTCCCGAAGTACAACACGCACCACGTAGTGCCGAGATACGATCTGAGGAACGTGCCTGCGTTTCAGGAGCTGTTGAAGAGGGCCAGGGGCAGGAACGTGCCTAATTACTTGCGCAGGGGATTCTAGTGGCCAAGGCAATCGCACCATCCTACTTGAGGTTCAGGGAGGCGCACCACGCCATTGCGCAGATGTTCGCCTCAGGGTGGACCATCAGCAAGGTCTCGCGCGAGACAGGCTATTCTCGTCGTCGCCTCAACATCATGCTCGCCGACCCAGCCTTTCAGGATCTGGTTGCAGAGAAGGCAAAGGGGAACGAGGAGAAGCTGGACGAGTACGCCGACCGCTTCCACGAACTCCACTTCGGCTCGATGCTGCTTGCAGCGCAGGAAATCAACTCAGCCTTGCAAGAATCCATCGCCACGGGCGAGCGACTCCCAATGCGCGAACTCCTCGCGATTGCCAAGGATGGCGCAGATCGCTTCGGATATTCGGCAAAGAGCGTTCGTGTTAATGTGAACGCCGACTTCGCAATGCGCCTCGACGCAGCTATTGATCGAAGCGCGAAAGTGATTGAGCACGTTGCGCCCACATCTCCCTCAACCTCACCCCCAGAGGCGCAGCGTTCTCCGGCCCGACCCCAAGCTCGGCTTCCAAAGGTCGGGCCGTCCTTTATCCGCGCCCTCGCGCGCTAGGGGAGGAGAGTATGGATCTGATTGGCTGGCTCGCCTCGGTCAGCAACGATCCGTTAGCCTTCGTCATGGGCGCCTTTCCCTGGGGCGAACCTAACACTCGTCTGGAGCGATTCCATGGTCCGGAGCCCTGGCAAGCCTCCCTCCTCTCGCGAATTCGAGACGGTCTCCCTCTCAGTCGAGCAATACAGGAGGCTGCGGCTAGTGGTCACGGCGTTGGAAAATCTGCTCTGGTCTCCTGGATCATCATCTGGGCAATTAGCACGAAACCTGATACGCGAGGCGTCGTCACTGCTAACACCGAAACGCAACTCAAAACCAAGACCTGGGCCGAGCTAGGTAAATGGTTTCACATGTTCCTGGGGAAAGATGAATTCAAACTCACGGCCACTGCCATATTCCACAACTCCGAAGAACACGAACGGACCTGGCGCATCGATATGGTACCGTGGTCTGAAAGGAACACGGAGGCTTTCGCTGGTCTGCATAACCAGGGTCGGCGAATCCTGGTCGTCTTCGACGAAGCTAGCGCTATTCCTGACGTTATTTGGGAAACAACTGAGGGTGCGCTTACCGATAAGGATACTCAAATTATTTGGTGCGTATTTGGAAACCCGACTCGTAATATCGGACGTTTCAAGGAGTGTTTTGCGGGAGGTCTCTTCAATGAGTTCTGGCATACCACCCAGGTCGACTCCCGATCTATAAGCTTCACCGACAAAACCCAAATCGACAGGTGGATCAATGCCTACGGAGATGACTCCGACTTCTGCCGCATCCGCATCTACGGAATGTTCCCGCGCGTCGGCGAGATGGAGTTCTTTAGCTCGACTGATGTGGAAGCTGCTATGCTCCGTGATGTTAGCGTTGGTTATATGGACCCTCTGTGTCTGGGCGTGGACGTTGCTCGGTTTGGTAAGAACTCTTCCGTTATCTTTCCGCGCAAGGGACGCGATGCTAAATCTTTCGAGCGATGGCGTTTCCAGGGCCTTGATACTGTCCAATTGGCTGACAAGATATTCGAGGCGCACCTTCACTTCCACTCCAACGGGATCATGATCGATGGTGGCGGAGTTGGAGGTGGTGTTGTGGACCACGTCCGGTACAAAGCGCTCCACTGTTATGACATTCAATTCGGTAGTAAAGACGATACACCACATTCCGCATGGGGCAGCCAGGGCGAACGCTACGCTAATAAGCGTGGAGGAATGTACGGGGCCCTACGGGCTTGGCTTAAGACTGGTTCAATCCCCGCCGACTCCGAGCTCAAAAAGCAATTCTCCTCCATAAAATACACAATCAACAAGCGCGACGAGATCCAGCTCATGTCCAAAGAGGACATGCTCAAGCTCGATCCGGACCTCGAGCTCGACGATATCGACGCGCTTGCGCTCACCTTCGCCCACGCACTTGCACCCAGTGTAATGGGCGGGGGTGAGCATCCACCTAAATCCCTGGTCGAACACGAGTACGATCCCATCGCCGCCTTCCAGCTGGAGATGGGCGATCGGCCCTATCAAGGATTCACGGGATGAGCTTCTCACTTCCCAACCCACAGCCTGTGCAAATGCCCACGCCCTCTCCAGTGGCCGAGGCCCCTGCCTCTCCTGTGGGCCAGAGGCCGCAGGCCAAACTCCAACAGCCCACCTTCCTCGGCCAGCAATACGCAGCAGGCCCACAGCAGAAGGGCCAGGGCACCCTCCTAGGCACGACAGCATGAGAGTCCCCTTCCTCGGCCCATCGACCCCAGGTCAGGGGTCTGACCTCAGCTCAGGCACCGGCCCCGGTCCAACTGTGCCGAACGTCGCCTACCAATACATGGCTGCTGCGATTATGGAGGCGCAGAAGCCATTCGCCCAGCGCTTCGAGGAGGCGAGGCAGGCGCAGATGGCCCACGACAAGAAGCTCGGCCAAATGCGTGGAGGCAAGGGCGCAGTCCAGGCCTACTACGGCGATGAGGAAACAGCCAAGGGCTGGTCCAACCGAATGGAGCAGGAGGAGCAGGAAGGTAGGACTCGACCCAGTGCCTACGATCTTAAGGCCAAAGCGGAGGAGATGGAAGAGCGCCAACGCCTGATGGACAAGCTTTGGAAGGACGAGCCCGAGCGCGCGCCCAAGGCTCCTCGTAGCGGGTACAACATCTAATGGACTCCCAGTACGGCCCCGGCCACACTCAATCCTACCCGCACCTCGACCGCAAGACTGCGGCACGCGTACGCCAAGCTACGCAACGCGAAGCTCCGGATTATCAAAATGAACCAGACGTTGCCTTTCGAAAAGCCGCTGAGGGACGCCTTATCGGTCTGCGTGTCAACCGCTACGGCTGGTGGGTACACTGGCGGGAGCTTGCAGATTACATTCTCCCCCGACGGTATAAATGGCTTATTACACCTAACCAAATGTCAAGAGGATCACCTATCAACCAGCACATTCTTGATTCAACCGGCAGCCTCGCCGCCCGTAATCTTGCAGCTGGAATGATGATGGGGTGTTCTGACCCAACAAAGAAATGGTATCGCTATCGCATCAACAACATCGACTCCTCCGTCCCCGGCCCTGTCGCCTACTGGCTCGCGCGCGTGGAGTGGCTCGTCGGCTTGATTCTAGCAGAGAGCAACTTCTACGACGCCCTCGCCATCTTCTACTTCGACCTTGTCGTCTTTGGCACGGCCGCCCTCCTAATCTACGAGGACTATGAGAATGTCATCGTTTGCTACAACCCATGCCTCGGTGAATACTACGTCGATATGGACGGACAATATCGCCCCAACATCTTCATGCGAGAGTTCACCCACACTATCGACGAAGCTGCGGATATGTTCGGGGTTGAGAACCTATCGCCCAGTAGCGCTGCGCTGTGGGCCCAAGGTGGTACTTCACTCACCCGCGAGATTGTCGTCGCCCACGCTATCGAACCCAACGTAGATGGGAGGAAGTATGGAATCCCAGAATCCTTTGCTTTCCGTGAGTGTTATTGGGAATGGGGCGGGAGTGCTAGTCCACAGGGGGGCTCATCCTACTCTCCCGGTCTTCTCCGCAAGCGAGGCTTTCATGAGTCTCCCGCCGTTATTGGCAGATGGGATCTCGTATCAAATGATGCCTACGGCCGATCACCAGGGATGGATGCTCTTCCCGATATCAAACAGCTGCAACTAGAAACCAAACGCCTTTCCCAAGGCATCGACAAGATGGTCAACCCACCTCTCGTAGGCGATGTCCAACTCAAGAACCAACCCGCCTCGCTCCTGCCTGGTGGCATCACTTATATCTCCGGGATGATTTCGCAAGGCAAAACCGGCTTTGCACCAGTGTATACTGTCAATCCTCAAGTCAAAGAGATGATGGAACAACTTGTGCAAATCCAGAATCGTGTCAAAGATACTTTCTACGTTAACCTATTCCAAACCATCTCCCAGTTCCAAACCCGCTCCAACGTCACGGCTACCGAGATCGACGCTCGACGAGCCGAGGCTATGCTTATGCTGGGACCAGTGCTTGAGCGTCTCAACCACGAAGTTTTTGCAAAAGCACATGAAAGGATATTCGGAATCGCATCGCGTGCAGGTATACTGCCGCCTGCACCAGATGAAATTCGAGGTGCCCATATCAACATCGAATTCACCTCCATGATCGAGCTTGCGCAAATGGCCAACAAAGCCAACTCGATCCAGGAGTTGATGACTTTGGCGAGCCAGTTCGCCGCAGTCGACCCGAGCATGATCGACAACATGGATATGGACAAGGGCTTTGAGCGCATAGCGCACCTGAAGGTGGGCGAGCCAGAATTGATCCGTGGCCCCGACGAGCTCCAGGCCATTCGCGCCCAGCGCCAGAAGCAGCAGCAGCAGGCCGAGCAAGACGCAGCTGCCGAGCGCGCGAACAAGCTCGCGGCTGGCGCCAAGAATCTCTCCCAGGCCCCCATCGGCGGTGGCCAGAACGCCCTCCAAGCCCTGATTGGTGGTGGTGGTGGTGGAGGTGCCGGTGCCGTATGATGCATCCAACCCCAAGCACGTTAGCAAGCGCGAGCGAGCTGCTGCCCTGTACGACGAGCGCGCTACTCGCTTCATTCGCACCGCAATGGGTTCGGTTGAGGGCCGCGCGTGGATATGGCACCTTCTCGGGCTCTGCCACATCTACCTCAACCCGTTCACCGCCAATGCGCTCTCCACCTCCTTCAACTGTGGAGAAATGAATATTGGGCAACAAGTCCTTGCCCAAGTTGTAGCGTTAGCCCCCGATCAATACGTTCAAATGTTAAGGGAAAACGATGGCAGATCCAGCACCAGTGACGACCGATCCAGCGGGCGTGAGTCGGACCACGACAGGCGAGATCACAGCGCCCCCACCCTCGTCACCACCGACTACACCCCCGACCCCGGCCGAGACGACGAAGAGCCCGACCTCTTCCACTGAACCGGCCCCGGTAAAGGAAGGCGAAGATGGCTCGCTCCTCAACAAGGATGCGCCCAAAGAAGCTACCGGCGCCCCAAAGGAATACACGGACTGGAAAGTCCCCGAAGGGTTCGAACTTGATCCCGAGATCAAGACGGAGGCTAATGCTCTATTCAAAGAAGCCAACCTGAGCCAAGAATTTGGACAAAAGCTCGTCGATTTCTACGTCGCAAAAACTCGTGAGGCACTCAACGCACCGTTCGAGGCCTACCAGGAAACGCGAAAGGAATGGCGAGCTGCGGCTGAGACTGACCCCGACTTACGCGGCAAGCTCGGCCCCGGTGGTGAAGTCCTAACCACTGTCGCACGTGCATTGGATTCTCTAGGCGATCCAAAACTGGCCTCGGACTTCCGTATGGCGATGGATACAACAGGCGTTGGTGACCATCCAGCTTTCATCAAGGCCTTCTATCGCTTTGCGCAGAAGCTTACCGAAGGATCTCACGTAGCTGGTCGCGGACCCAGCGAGTTCGGCCAACAGCGCCCAACTGCGCCCGCCCGCACCCCTGCAACAGACCTGTGGCCCAACCTCCCCTCAACATCGAAAGGATAACCCATGGCCGTTATTGGCAGCACTGCCTTAACCTACGCCGATTGGGCCAAGAGGATGGACGACGGCTACAGAGTCGCGCGCATCATCGAACTCTTGTCTCAAACCAACGAGATTCTCGAAGACATGCTTGTCGTCGAGGGCAATCTCCCAACTGGTCACAAGACCACCGTCCGCACCGGCTTGCCCCAGGCCACCTGGCGCTTGCTGAACCAAGGTGTGCCAAACAGCAAATCAACCACGGCGCAGATCGTGGATACCTGCGGCAACCTGGAAACGTACAGCGTCATCGACAAGGACATCGCTGACCTCAACGGCAACACTGCCGAATTCCGGCTCTCAGAGGTCAAGGCGTTCTTGGAGGGCATGTCGCAACAGGTTGCCGCTACCTTAATCTACGGCAACCAGTTCATCAATCCAGAGCGCTTTACAGGCTTGGCCCCACGCTACTCCACCTCGAACACAGCAAACTCCCAAACGGCAGTCAACGTCCTCTCCGGAAACGGTACGCTGTCGACGAACACTTCGATGTGGATTCACGTGTGGGGTGACGATACTGCCCACGCCACGTTCCCCAAAGGCAAGATCACAGGCCTCCAACACAGGGACATGGGCGAGTGGCCAGTAACCGACTCTGGTGGCGTCAACATCTTCCAGGCCTACCGCGACCACTTCAAGTGGGAGATCGGCTATGTCCTCAGAGACTGGCGATACGTTGTGCGTATTGCCAATATCGACGTCACCCAGCTTACTGGTGTTTCGGCGGCCAACCTCATCAACCTCCTCGTTAGAGGGTTGTATCGTCTGCCAACAGCTCCAGTCAGTGCTACAGTCGTCCAGACCTCGGACACTCCTGAGGTTCGCGCGAACATGGGACGCACAGTCATCTACTGCAACCGTGTGGTGCGAACGTATCTCGACCTCCAGGCCATGAACAAAACCAACGTCCTGCTTCGTATTGAGGAATTCAACGGTATCCCCATCACTACCTTCCGTGGGATCCCTGTGCGTACTTGTGACGCAATCCTCAACAACGAGAGCACGATCTAAGGAGTAACCCATGATCCTTGATGCACTTCTCCAATTCACTGGTGGAACCGGAGGCATCAGCAATGGTGACGGCCGGAACGACAAGCCCACTACTGGCGCACAGGTCTCGTCCAATATCCTCGATCTTGGTATTGGCACGACCGCCGGTTCATCCCTCCCACCCGATGTAACCACGCCCTTCCCACAGCCGGGGCGTGATATTGGCATCGGTGACGATCCAGCGATGAAGCTCTTGGTCCAAGTAACCCAGGCCTTCGCCACTGGCACTAACATGACCGTTGCGTTCCAAGGCGCACCGGCATCCGGCACTCCCGGCACTCCCGGCGCCTTCGTCACCTACGCCACAGGCCCCACAGTCGTAACAGCCTCGCTGATCGTTGGGGCCCGGGTCTTGGAAATCGACTGGCCACGTCCATCCCCAGGCGCAGTCCCACCTCGCTACGTCCAGCTCCAGTTCACCACGACTGGCTCTGCGATGACTGCGGGACTCGTTCAAGGCTACGCGGTCCTTGATCGCCACGACCAGCCTCTCGACGCCAACGCCGTCCTGGGTGGATACATCCCAGGCATCGTGATTGCAAACTAATGCGCTGGCTCAAATACGCGTGGATACCGGGGGCGGCGCTCGTCGCCCTTGGTCTCACCATTGGGCTGTACGCGCAGCCAGTAGTCCAAAACGTCCTCTCCGGCAACGAGTGTTGGAACGCAGGCGCTGGTCCTGGCGGACCCAGCGTGGGCTTCATCTGCTCATTCCAAACCCGCGCCAGTCTCGGCTACCTGAACGCAGGCACAACCACAACCGGCACGGTTCAGCTAATCGCTCAGCAGAACGCTGTTATGTTCACCGGCCAGCCATCGGCAGGTTTGACCCTCAATCTGCCACTGGTTGGTGGTGGTATAACAGATGGTCAGTTCCTCTTTTTCTGTAACATCACCAACGCTGCGCTGGTTGGCCAAACCATCACCATCGCGGCCGTAGCGCCAGCAACAATCACCGCTGGTGTGACCACGACCCTAACCACACTGGCCGCGCGTACCTGCGTTAAGCTGTTCTACGTCGCTGCCACCACCTCGTGGGGTCAGATACAATGAGACGCCTCCTCCTCCTCGCACTGGGGCTATGCTTATTTAGCCCCAGTGCCTTTTCCCAGCCCACCGCAGTTGGCCCTGCCAACGCGATTCTCTGTAACCAAATCGCGAACATGGCTGTGGGCCCAACCACTTCCACGCGCTTAGTCCAAGGCGTTTTGGGCAAGACCATCGTGGTCTGTGGCTGGCACGTCACCAACTCCGCTGCCTCTGGCACCTTCACCTTCACGACCGGTACCGGTGGTACCTGCGGCACTGGCCCTGCTACGATAATCGTGCCACAGAGCGTCAGCTCAAACGCACCCTCTGCCGACCATCAGAGCTTCGCATTCTTCAGCACAGCAGTAGTCACATCGGGAACGCCAATCGACTTCTGTGTCACGCCCTCTGTCGCAACTATCGCTGTGACTGTCTACTTCGCCCAGTTTTAGGAGGCCACTATGGCTAGATGGAAACTTCTTGAGGCTCACTACATAATGGCCGAGCGCGAGGGCCAAAAGACTGAGTGGGAATACAAGGAAGTCAATCGCGCCAACGGTCGTGAGATTCGGAAGAAATTCCCAGTCCCACTCCACCTCGACCCGAAGAACGAACAAGACTGGACCCACCAGCCCAATCGCAACGAGGACGGCTATATCGTCGTTGCGCTCGCGGGAACCACCGACCCCCATGACATCATTATCGAGCGCAAGTCTGTAACTCCGGGTATGGAGGGGCTGGACGACGAGGCGAAAGCGATCTCAGCCGAGATGGGCAGGCGTTGGATCCCTATTGATGGCGACGAGAACGCAACCTATTCCGAACGCCTACTCGACAAATTCATTATGCAACTTGCCGAGACGCAAACCGCTGCCACCACAGTCCAGGCCCAACCCACCCCTGGGATTGAGCGAGTGCTCGAAGCCATGACCGCGATGATGCAGCAGAACCAAGAGATTCTTCTCAAACTCGCAAATCCTCCACGTGAAGCGAGGAGGGGATTATGAAACCAGGAGAACGAGCCGAAGCAATCGCGAAGGAACTCCACGAACTCGCGGCGGCTCTCACCAACATCGATAGCCTCCAAGAGCGCACCTCGCGCGCGAAGGCGGATTTTGAATCGATTCAGCAAAATCTAGACCAAGTCAAGCGCGAGATGGCAAGCGCAACCGCCGGCCTGACCCAGGTCCAAGTTGAAGCCCAGCGCCGCCACGATCAAGATGTGTTCAACAAACAGGGCGAGCTTCGAGGGCTACAGGAACGTATCGAGGCTCTCAAAGCGAAAGACAAAGAGCTTGGTGAGGAACTTGCGAACAAGTCCCGCCAGCTGGGCAGCATCAATTTGAGCGTAGCTGATCTTAAAACTCGGCTCGGGGCAGCATGAGCGGTGACTTCTACCGACTGGAGATTCCCTCTGGCATCTTCTTCAAACCAGTGGACATGGGCGTGTCGGGAACCGTTGTCATCGGCGTTGCGAACAAGCGCATCGTCCTTATCTCCGCGTCGATTATCGTCAGCGCCAACACCTCACTCCAATGGCAAACCTCCACCGGCCCACTGGAACTCTCCGGCCCACAATCAATCACCGCCACCGGTGGCTACATCCTTCCCTTCAACGCTGGTGGCTGGACCTCAACGCTGTTCGGAGATTCGCTCTTGTTAACCATATCGCCCAGTGTCGCCATTGGTGGAATGATCTCTTACTGTTTGGATGGCAAATGACCTTTCTCAAAACCTCTCACGACGGCGAGGCCTTTCTCGACCACAGCGCTAGCCCCGGCTTCACCCCCGAGCAGGCGCGCGCCTTAGGCTTTCCAGCGGAACTCACTGGTCCTGGCAAGCAAATGCACGCCGCCACGCTCGGCTGCCCACACTGTGGCTCACACGTCCTCCTGAATCCGATGAGGAAGCGCCCGCGCGCACACTGCTACCAATGCAACCAATACATCTGCGACGTCTGTGACCAAGCTCGATATGAGTCCGGCTACGTCCACCGAAACATGAAAGAGATTCGAGATCTGCTTTCCACTGGCAAGTGGGAAATGCACGGGACAATGAGTCGGCCACTCCTTGTACCCAAATCCTAGAGGAGAACAACGATGGCTAAGAGAATATTTGCTACGCAAGGTGTAATTGGGCCACTCAACCCGCTGGGTTCCGCTGGTACTGGCTCGACGTTCATGTCGCTCACTGTCACATCCACCCTGGCTGCGGCTGCGCTCTGCGATGTCTTAGAAGTCTGCATCACCGGCACAGCTGCCGCATCAGCGATCGGCGGTTTCTACATGGTGAGAGCATCAACTCTTGCAACTGGAGCAGGCTCCGCACTCGCCAACCCGAACTCGGATGGCGGCGCCTTACCGTCCATCACCGCGCTGGCAACCACCTTTGGTGCGTTCATCGCCTTTGCCACGACACA